CATGTTCCAACAATGGTTTCCTCGGCATCATCTGCCTCAGATACCTCGTTCGTATCTAGGAATACCACGTAACGAACACCGTCCTGCTCCACCTCAATGGCATCTTCGTCCTCTGCTTCCGCCTTGGTCTCCACCTTGGGCTCCGCCTTGGGCTCCGCCTTGGTCTCCGCCTTGGGCTCCGCCTTGGTCTCCACCTTGGTCTCCGCCTTGGGCTCCGCCTTGGTCTCCACCTTGGTCTCCGCCTTGGGCTCCGCCTTGGTCTCCGCCTTGGTCTCCACATTGGTCTCCACATTGGGCTCCGCCTTGGTCTCCACCTTGGTCTCCGCCTTGGTCTTGCCTGACTTCTTGGTCCTCGTATTCTTTGGAACCGTACTCGTAGGCTCGCCAAGACCCCACTGGTTTGCGATGGATGCCATCATCGTCTCCAGCTGGTTCACCGCGCAAATGGCTTGCTCGCGCGTATCCTCTGCCTCCTCCACCTGTCGACGCAGGTCTTCGATCTTATCGGTAAGCACGGTCACCTTGTCTTTCATCATCACAAGCATATCTCCGGGGTTCATTGCCATTCTGTTGTATGAACATATCTCACATCGTTTAGGCCCATATCAGTTTATCCAATGAACCACCGGATACTCGAAATGATACCGTGAACTGGTACCCGGAACAGCGCAACACATTCACTATTTAGACGGACTCGGTATGCCCATCCCCGTGGTATAACAAGCACATCTCCACCCTGGAGTGTAAACTCTTCCCCCTTCACCTTCTGTATAGTTTTACGACACACCATATCTCCGTGCTCACTCGCTTTAAAATTCGGAAAGGTTGGCTGGTTTGGGTGGAACACTCGTATGGTAACCTCTCCCCCGACGCAACGCAGGATGTCTTCTTCCGATGTGACCAGCGTGAGGGGTGACTCCGGATGATGTCCGGCTGGGTTTGGTATCATGCTGGGTGAACCAAACATACACGGCCATTTGGGGTCGCGAAGGCCCGAACGGACCATCTCCCACCAGTTTCCGTCCCGAAATGGCTTATACGACCACGCGATAAGACGCCCCCTTGCTTTGGAAATCTTTACGCGTTGCTTGCTTGTCCGAACTGTCCCACTCAGCCTTTTCAGGAAGTCCTTCATATCATGTATTTCCTCCGTTACGTACATACCAACAGATTCTCCACGCATAATCATTGGTCTTCCTGAGCGGGTTGTAATAGGGAATATCCGTGAACGATTGGAATACCTCGGTGTCCCCTTGCTGCTCTTCGGAGGGTCCCAAATATCGCGGGTCTTAGAAGTGGTAAGAATCACCAACAATACCATAGCAAAAAAACCAGCAAGAATACTAAGGATGTCCATCTGGATACTATGGGAAGTTATATGGGTCAAACTGTTCACGCAACCATATCCATTTTGATAGTCGGGTGTGGGTCATATCCGAGAATACGGAACCCCCCTCCCATCTCCATGAGCTCATCCACGCTGTATGAACCGTACATCCCGTTCATAAAATCAATCGTTGGGAATGACCTGATATCCCGGGTACACTGCTCTCGGAGTGGATCTACGTGTCCCGCGTATACGTGACAGTCCCCGAAGGACATCACGAGTTCACACGGGGGAACACCCACCGCGTGGGCGATGACGTGCGTCAGCGTTGCGTAAGATGCGATATTGAACGGTACTCCGAGGCCTAGGTCTGCGCTCCGCTGGTACATGTGGCACGAAAGACCATTCTTACCAATCCAGAACTGTGCCATCACGTGACAGGGCGGCAGTGCCATCTTTTGGATGTCTACTGGATTCCAGGCGGACATCACCGCCCGACGACTCTCTGGGTGCTCCTTAAGTTCCTTGACGACCCATTCGATCTGGTCAACACCCATTCCATCATATTGAGACGTCTGGTACTCAAGCGGGGTATCTTCAACACCTCCATCGTCGTATGTCTTACATCCTGTGTATTTCGCACCAAAATGACGCCACTGGAATCCGTAGATAGGGCCAAGGTCTCCAACCGAAGGGTCTGACCCCGGCCAAAGAGGTCCGGTATCCGCGTTTGCCTGCCAGATACGCACCCGCTCGTCAGCAAGATGTTTGTTATCCGTGCGACCCGACACAAACCACTTGAGTTCTTCAAGGACAAGCCGGTATGGGACTTTCTTTGTCGTAAGAAGCGGCAGGACCCATTCCACACGACCGTCCTCTGTTGTTCGTGTGAGGTCAAAACGGAGCTGCCTCCCAAACACAGAACGCGTAATCCCGTTGCGTCCCTCGCGTTCCTCTCCGTCGTTCATAACCTCGGTCACGAGTGATATATATCCAGCCTCATTTCGCAGCATGTCTTCTAAGTCAGGGATAGTGGGTTTAGATAGCTGATATGGACGAATTACCATCCACGCGTCAATTTGCAAAAGATGTACTAGCCGAATATGTAAACGATGCGACTCTTCGGAAAGACTTTGCCACGAAACTCGGTGACTACATGCATGTATCGTGTGATGATGTAGATGACCCAGACATCGGTTCCTTTATCCGATATATTGACCGGCGAGATTTCCCTCCGGTACTCCGCAAGGGGGGGTATGTTGCAAACGTGTCCGGTGATATGATACAACTAAAAGCAGGTCCTAGAATCTGGAAAATATACAAGCGATATGTGGTCTGTTTCCAGAAAAAACGCCACCGTGACCATCTTATGGACGCGGTTACAAACCTTCTCCAGAACTACTGAAGTTTCTTAGTAGCGGAGAAATAGATGGGGATTTATGATACGCTGCGTGACATTCGTGTGTCGCTCGCAACGCTTGACATCATCATATCCGAGTTGACTGGGAAGCCAGAGTACAATACCCAGTTAGAGAACGCTCTTCGGGAGAAAACAAAACTCAAGCGGATGTCACGAGCACTTCGTGAGATTGAGACTTCTGTATCCAAGCACTTGCAAGAAAAACATCCAGATGTTGATATCACAACAACAGAGGGGAGGAAACTTCTTCGTGATAAAATATCGGATATGATTGGTGATTCAGGAAAATCTCTGTCTGAAGATGAAACCGAGAGCGCTATCAAGAATGCAAGCGACCTTGTTGAAAAGATAAAATCTTCTATGAGCGGAGATTTTACCAAGATATTGGATAAGATTGGTGCGGTCGAAAAAGACGTGTCGCGATTGCAGCTTCTAGTTAAGAATCTATCCGAAAAGGCAGATTTCGCAAGGAGTAAAGTGGGGACAGCAGGACTCTTTTCGCGTCTGCAAGATACGATCGGCGCAGCATCGCAGATTACGGGAACGGTTACCATCCGGGGTGTTCGGCATACGGTTGTTACATATGTTGCGGATGATCCAGTTCCTAAAATGTTTTCTTCGCGGTTCAAAAACCTGGAGCCTCGCAATATGATGATTGGGTTAGATCACAGATCAAAGGTGATTGACGATGCTATACGCACAACAAAAAGTTCCGATGGATTTTCTAAGAAAAATATTCTAAAGGCATCTGATCTAGGAACGGTATTTTCAAAGACAAATCCCGAAACTTTGTATGAAGGAGTCAACCGATTCATCGCTCTGGTACCAACCTCACCGTTTTCCATTGCGCTTCCTGCGGATAAGGCATTTTCAGTCGTCCTACAGAGCGTAGCAGATGCAGTTAGGAATAAGACATACACATTCCGTACACACGACCCGGTTACATACGTAGAAAAGGATACGGGACACGATATTCAGTATCAAACGAAACTGACAAAGCCATCATTCCTGGAACACGCAATATTACGACTCAGTCTGGAGTATCTGGATGTTATCTACAAGTATCTTATCAATACAAACGGAACTACACGTGGGTATACCGCTATATTACCATCGTCTGTATTTGGAATGCGACTACCGAGCAAGCTATTTCAGAAAAGGGCGCCTCTAAAAACAAAAGAGGGTTCCGAGAAACTATATACCGGAACACAGAATATGAAGGTGATTTGGGACCTTATTTCGGCATACGAAGAATCTGACCCCGGAAAACGTATTCCGTTTCTACTAAAGGTATCTGTAAAGGACATAAATGACCCCCAACTGGGTCTCCGCAATACATCTGAAAGGATACGTTCATCGAGGCTTCTGCCGAATACGATAAGCCAGTTATCACAGATATATGTTCGTTTTGCAAGACAAGCAACCCACGCTCCGATTGTAAAAGTTGGTCTCCAAGATTCTCTGGTTGGAATCGCAAGGGTTCACGATTTTCCGGTGTTTGTGGTTTCGAAGGATATCGTGGCGTGACCCCGTTCTGTATTAAATCTCCATTTCGTAGAGTAGATATAGAGAATGCCCGGAAGTCTTGTTGCTCTGGTCGCAAAATCGGATGAAGATAAATATCTGACCGGAAATCCACAGATTACATTCTGGAAGTCGTCCCACAAGCGCCACTCCAACTTTGCGCTCCAGAGATATCAGATCACCCGGCCGACGTCACGACTCATGTCGACCACGGTGGAGTTTAAGATTGAGCACGTGGGCGACCTCCTCCGTGGCCTGACACTTGAAATCGCGCTCCCGTCGCTTCAGGACTTGTCATTTGCAGATGTTTCATCGGGAGATATTATTTACACTGATAACGTTGGGTGCGCGGCTATTGAAAAGATAGAGTTCATCATCAACGGGCAGGTAATCCAGACCCTCTGGGGTGACTGGATCGCGGCGTACCAGCTGCTCGCAGAAAACTTTGGAAAACAGTATGCTCTGGACGAACTCCGGGGGGGTGACCTGGTATACAATGATGATATCGGAAAGGTGGTTGGTAGTGGAAACGGGATTGTTACGCGCATTCCCCTTCCATTCTGGTTTGCTCGTACAAGCGGGTGCGCGGTTCCTCTTGTAGGATTGAAGCATACCGATGTGAGAGTACGAACCTACCTGCGTCCTTACGACCAGCTCATATACAGCCCCATAGACGTGCGCTTGCCAGGGTCGTACGCGTACAGCTCGGTTCAGTTATTTGCGGACGTTGTCCATCTTGATCGGGAAGAGAGGACCACGTTTACATCCTCACCCCTTGAGTATCTTATCGAAACCGTTCAGCAGAACAACCGGGTGCTCACAGCGGCAAAGGCACAGCTTCGTGGGACCGACCCTGTGGCACTTGGTACGGTAGATGTTCCATCCGTTATGGAGACCGTGCCGCTCCAGCTAAGCCTCCCAACCAAAGAGCTCATCTGGGTCCTTGAACCGGAGCCAAAGTCATCGGTATACTGCGATATGGACAAGAACCGGTGGCTTCAGTTCCCCGTTGGAGAGCACGATGCGAGCGGCGACTTCTTTGCGGACCTCATCCAGGACGTTACACTACGCGTCGGAGGACAGTCGGTGTTTGAGACGGAGCACGCCGACTGGTTCCGCCTGGAGCAACCGGTTCGGTATCACACCAATGTCCCTGCTCAGCGCCTGAAGGGGGTGTACGTGCATTCCTTCGCGATTCGTCCAGAAGAATACCAGCCATCTGGGACGCTTAACTTTAGTGCGGTTGACAAGGCGGAACTCGTGGTGAGCATGTCACGACCTACCCAGAACTACAATCTGGTTGTATACGCGTGGGGATACAACATCCTGCGCATTAGCAACGGACTTGGTGGGCTCGCGTACACGTACTGATTGATTATCCTATCACATATGTTCACGTTGCTTAGGTAGTTAGAAACTACCAGAGCAAATGGCGTGTGACCCAAGTAATCCCATCAAAGGTGGGATGTGTTCCTTAAAAAATACTGGTCCTCCGGACGTAATCCTCCCGCTACGAGGGGCAATCAGCACTCCGGAGCAACTCGGTAGCAGCAAGGATGGAAACTATACAGCGATTGGAAAGAACCTCGGGGCACTGGATTATTACGCGACCTCGCTCGGTGAGGGGTCGCAGTTCAAGGGATACGGGATCCGAAAGGCATATAGCACGGGTATTGAATGTAAGAACATCAAGGGTCAGGATGCGTATCGGCTTGCGGACGGAACCGCGGTTGGGATTCCCGGTGAATACGGTGTGGTACCTCGTTTGATTGGTTCGCTCGCGGGCCTTGTTCCGGGTGACCTCGTCTCGTCGGCAAAAACAGGTACAACGTGCAAGATGATGTGGGTCCATGAGAATACGGATGCAGAGGCAAACAACATTCGCCATAAGGGAATGGGCGGTGTACCCAGTGGAAACAAGGTGATGGTATCTGATTCAAATGGTGTGGATTATATAGGAATGAATCAAAAGTGCGAAGCCGGTGAGTTTGGTCCCAATGCATGTAAGCAATATCCAGTCCAGGTGAGTGATATTGAACCTGGCGAGGAAGGATTCCGCGGCAGACGAGGTGGTAGCAGACGGGGCGGCGGGCGAAGGAGTGGCAGCAGGCGGAGAGGCAGGAGGCACGGGTCTTCTTGGAGAATGGGTCATTCGGGATATGGACCCACGTGGATACCCCACTGGAACCAGAGGTGGTACAATCGGTACCCAGTATACTATTCACCTCCCGTTGTGATCGATAGCCCTGTTTATGAGCGCACTTCCCCGGAGGTGGTAATCGTACGAGATGAACCACCGGCGAACCCAGCACCCAGCAACGACACCGCCCATCTTCTCCCGATGCTGCTTCTTGCGGGGGTAGTCCTTGCTGGTAGCGTTATCGCGCTTCGGAAATAGTCTATACCATTTTTGGGACAAACCTGGCGACCATCAACCCAGCAGCCACTTGGGCAACAGTGTACAGGAGGGTATCCATCGCACCAAGTGAACCCAGCGCATAACTCATCACCGAGACCGCTGGGTTAAGATTCCCACCCGATATTCCGGCTGTCAAGAACACTGCGGCAGCCAGCGCAGCCCCGATTGCGAGAGGATTTCCCGAGGTTGCACGTATCACACCCAAGAATAAGAACGTACCAAAAAACTCTGCAAAATAAGCACCCGAACGCATCTATTGGATGACGATAGTTTCATAGCGTGTCATCGTCTGAATTGACCATCGTCCGCAGGACAGATAGTGGTCTATACATTCGGATTCAACGATGGTTATGATCATCAGCATTGAGGGCAACATCGGGAGCGGCAAGAGCACCTTTGTTTCTTATCTGTCAAAGACTTCTGCACACACTGAAACTGTCACCGACACTGATATCACCGTGTATACAATTTGTGGTAAATCTATAACATTTGTTCCCGAGCCGGTATCCGACTGGAAAACGATCTGTGATGAAGATGGTACCCCGATGCTGAATCTATTCTATGCGGACCAAAAGCGAAACGCGTTTAGCTTTCAGATGATGGTCTATATCTCACGCCTGGTGGCCATCCGGCGGGCGGTGAGGAGTGGGGTCGATATTGTGATTACGGAGAGATGCCTGTACACAGACCGTGAGGTCTTTGTGAAGATGCTTCACGAAGACAAGATGATCCGACGTGTGGACTATGAGATTTACCGCAGGTGGTTTGAAGAGTTTGCGACCGAGGTCCAACCCGACAATTTCTTCTATATCGCGGCGGACCCTGTGGCCTGTCTTGGTAGGGTCCACAAGCGTTCCCGAGGTGGTGAGGATAGCATCCCTCTCAAATATCTTGAGCGGTGCCATATGTTCCACGAGGCGTGGTTGCAGGGGGATGGAATCCGTGCGAGGGTTCATACCCTCGATGGGAATGCCGAAAATACGGCCGTAGACCAGTTCGGCGATCCCCATATGTATGCCAAGTGGAAGGGTCTAATGGAACTGGTGATCCGAGAGGATGCGTGAGATAAGAACGCTCTTGTTTTCAGGACCTGACACGTAGATAGATACAATGAGTTCACGCGTTCTTGCAAATGGGCTGAGATTGCGGATGCTTCCGTCCAAGGATGATACGTGCCAGGCTTGCCTGATTGTTCCAGCAGGAGAAAACCAAGAAGGAGCAAATCGGCCGCAGGCAGCACACGCGTGTGAGCACATCTGCTGTGCGTTTAACGGTGGGTTTAAGGATGCGTATGGTTTTTTACGTCTCCGCGACGACCACGGCATTGTCATCGGGGCAACAACACACGCAAATTATACTCAATACTGTCTGCGGAATATACCATGTAAAAAGAGGTCCATCGCGGGTGTTGTGCGATTTCTCGCGGGGATATTTTCACCAGCAGGATACCGGGGCGAGGCGGGTGAAAAAGAGATGCGCGTGATTCGGAGCGAGATTGATAACGAAGACCCCACACAGTCCTTGATGTGGACGATGGCGTACTGGATCCGCCAGGGAACAGGCCGCCCAACCGAAGCCGCGATTCACCACGCCGGCTTACCAAGCATCACAATAGATACCGCGCTTGGGTTTCACAAGGAATACTATCAACCGAGTAAATGTGTGATGGTTGTTATGGCTCCTGAAAAAGGGGGCGCGTTTACCGAATGGGATACGATGCTTCTTCAGCATATGAGCAGCGCGGGCACGCGCGGGTGGGGGTCTATGGTACCCAATCGGTATACACCGGGGAAACTCACTCCGGACGGGTGCGCGGCGTGTTCGGTACCAAGAGGACTATGGGAGGTCCCGGTGCGGTCAAAAGAGGCGTGGTTTGTGTGCGCGGTTCCATTCTGGGTAAAAAGGGGAGAAGACCACTCGCTCTCGGAGATACGCGCAAGGTCTCTGATAGCATCGTGCTGCAGGCTGAGTGGTTCGCGTGACACGGATGCAATGACACTCCTTGATTATTTACGAACCGTACTCGGGATTACGTACAATGTGAATGGCACCACCATGTACGTTACGGATTCAGCAGGGCGCCGGGGATGTATTGCCACAATTGGCGCGATGCTCACAAGAGACCTTGCACACTCGGAAGTATCAAAGATACAGAGTGTATTACGCAGGGAATCATCCAGACTTCCAGGACGCGGGGGGCTCGGGGGGCTTACTGCGTGGTTTGTACAGAATCGGCCCGTAGATGTGGTCAGGGAAACGATGGCGATGTGCGGGATTCCCCTCGTATCATCTCTTGGGTGGGATGGTATCCGGAGGGCTCACAGCGCAGACAATGTGGAACGCGGAGACTATGCGATTATCTTCTCTTCTCGGACATCATAGTAAAACATGCCAGGCCACGCTTGCCCGCGATGTGGACAAGAGTTCCCGAGGTCTGAAAACCTGCAGAGACATCTTGCCAGGAAGAATCCGTGCGTGGATAACTCAGTATTCTGTAGTTTTAATCCAGTTACATCGGCATGTGATATTTCGTCAGACCCCTTGCCTTCAACGGTTCATATGTATACCGACCCAGTATGCCCGTTTTGTGGGAAACGATTTTCAAACATCACCAACCGGAACAAACACACGCGGTACGTATGCCGAGCATTTACGGATGCCCGCATCAAAACTTCAATCCGAAAAGCCGTGGCAGAACATCTCATCTTGATCGATACGAGGATTCAACACTCCGGATGTAAGACCGCAGAGGACGTTTGTAGGATTATTCACCAAGAAATAACCGCCCTTGGTTGTAAACGATAAGTCAAAATCAGCATTACCCAGTAGATGGAAAGACAAGGCCACACGTGGGTGAGGTACAGCATAGGGTCGTTTCTCCTTTTAGGAGCGCTATCACTCCTTACAACAATATACAAGATATCACCGGAGTTCCCCGAAACAATGCTGTTCGTAGGGACAATCCTGAATGCGGTTGTTGCTGGGTTGGTGCTGGTGTTTTATATATCGGGGGCGAATATGTTACCCGGTGGTGGGACAAACGTGTTATTCGCCCTGGTAACAACGCTGTTTATAACCACCGTCGTGAATACGACATCGTATTCGGCACAAAATATACCAGGGGTTTCTCTGTGGCTTCTCCCGTTTATGATCGCGGCGTTTACGATACCAATGTTTCTGATATTCGTGGGGTCTATGGAGTCACAGAGTAACATGTACTTTTACATTGGGTTGATTCTTCTGATAAGCATGTACGTTCTGTACGCAGCAACATCTTCTGGAGCAATCACGCTCAGGTCTCCTAAAAAACCACTCTCATTATCCAGTGCGTATTACGGGGGGGCGGAGGGGCGGAGCATCTATGATTTAGACAAAGATGCGGCGGAAACGGACCCCAACACCAGAACCCTTACAGACCTCACGTACCTGACCGTAGCATACCCAACGCTGAACGACGCGGATAAGATACCCGTTCCAAACTCATCTGACGTCTACGGTTCGCACAGCCTGGAAAACTACCAAAATGCCCTCAATGCGGGTGCCAGCGCGTTGTACATGGATATCTACTTCCAGGACCAGAATGTTGCGCTTGACGGCGGTACGAGTACTCCTTCAACCCTGAATACGTGGCGGGTAGGTACTCTCAACACGATGACTGGACTCGTACAAAACAAGCGAACCATCAGCCTTGCGTGCGTGCTTGCTGCCACACAGAACACACTTGGTATGAACCAGGGCGGCGTAGGTAAGACATATTTTGTGATACTGAATCCTCGGTACACGTCAGACCAGATTAAGAATGGAACAGAAAACGCAGAAAACATCCTGGCGAAAACAATACAGGATACCGTTACCGCGTGCGGTCTCCCCCCTATGTCACACACGCAGACCAGCAAATCTCAGGGTCTCTCGGAGACACGCCTCAATCAGGCACGTGACCAGGTCATATTCGTCCTAGGGGGGATACGTCAGCCGACCAGCCAGACGCTCCGTAATACAATACAGGGGACGATCGACCTCCAGGACACCTTCATCCAGACTACGGCATCCTCGCCCGGAACGCCCGAGTCTGCCCTCGCGTACACGCCTGGTGTTGCGAAGGTACCGTTTGATTCACCGACCATGTTGTGTACGAACGCAGTCAATATGGATAGTGTTCTTGTATCGCAAAATCGCTCAAAGGAATCCGTTGGAAACGGAACAACCGATACGCCCAAGTTGTGCATGGTATTTCCGAACAGCCGCGACGGCACGAGCCAGCTGTATGAGGATTCCAATCTTCCACACATTCGGTTCGGAACGTCTTTTGTTGTAGTATTCCCGTCGTCTCTTGGAAGGGGGTATCTACAGAATAAGAATGTCCTCAACGGGTATTCGTTCGAAGCAACGAAGAATAGCTCACAAATCCGCTCTTATATATGGGATAATACACTAAATGCAGACAATGCTCCACAGGCAGATTCCTATTTGTCGGTAATCCAATACTGCGGTAACTCTAGTGCTAATCCAATCAATCCCCTTACCAAAGGTGGTGGTAGTGGGGGGGGTGCCTGGAATACAATACTCGGGACGCGCATCCAGCCCACACAGTGGTGCGATAAACTAGAATCACACGTCACGATGACATACCTTGCGCGCCCCCTCGTGCTTTATCATCCAGCAACAGAGGTTGACCGGATGAATCGTGATATGTCTAAAGCAAAAATCGGAATCTCTTATGACATACGGGGCAAGACACCGGTTCCGGGATATGCCGTGAAACCATCCGTTATAGACCACTGGGGGGGCAGCGGACGCTATGGTATCTATTTTCTGCGGTCTGTGGTGACCCACGGCGATGTAAGGGCAACCAAACTGGATTAGAATGGTATCAGAAGTAGAATACATGACGAATCGTACACCAACGCGCCGTAGGATACGGCGTTCTAGTGGATATCCTGAACTGACCGATGCGATGATTGAACGGTTTACCGAGACTGCGAAACAGATTAGCGAGTCAATCGCGAAGGACCAGACGCGGGAGATGGTGCTTGACCCTAAAATTATAAATACCCTGAAATACGTGGAGAGGTTCGTATCAAAGAATCGGCTTATCGTATATGGTGGGACCGCGCTGAATGCCGTGTTGCCCCCTAAAGACCAGTTTTACAGCACCGAATATGACCTCCCGGATTGGGATTTCTTCTCTGATGACCCGGTAAAGCACGCAATCACAATCGCCGATGATGTGCATAAGAACACTGGGTCGGAGACGTTTGTGACCACTGCTGCACATCACGGCACATACAAGGTGTACGCCGACGGGGTATCGATTGCCGATATAACACACGTGGATAGCGAGTTACTGGATGTCCTCCGGAAACACGCCCTGACCCGCGATAACATACTGTATTCTGGACCAGACTACCTTCGTATGGCCGCGTATCTAGAACTAAGCCGCCCAAGAGGACAGGTGGAACGGTGGGAGAAGGTTATGAAGCGCCTGAGCCTTCTCAATCGTGCGCATCCGATTCAGATCCGCGACCACAAACCGACGCGACCAGAACTATCCAAGTCGGTCCGCACAGCGGTTTTGCGTGCACTGGTTAACTTACAAGATACACGTAAAAAGGAGGATGAGGAGTTTGCGTTCATCGGTCCGGAATGCGTAGACCTCCTGCGTCGTTCGATTGGACGAGATGGTCGCAAACGCGCGCCCGAGTTTTCTATTCCGAGATATGCGATGTATCCTATGCTCATTTCACCCAATCCGAAAAAAACACTACGTCGTATCACACGGACACTTGGTGAAGAAGACGGGGTCTTGTCGGATGGTACAAAGATACATACCGTCACGCGCCAGGGCAGAGGTGAGTTCCTTCCCGATTCATACGAGGTTCGCATCGGCAAAAAGGGGCCTATCGCGTGCTTTATCATAGGGACAAGCAACGGATGCCAGAGTGTCTACCGTATTGAATCACGTGTTCCTTCTTCGGATGGTAAGCGAACACAGAAGGTTCTGATCGCGTCGATCGAATCGTGCCTTTATATGTTCTTATCGATTCGGTTTGCGAAGGTGCTCCCGGTCTCTGCGTCTGCGATACTTAAGATATGTGACAAGCTCGTTCATTTACATTATAAAGCATTGCTTCTAGATGAAAAACCCATATTGCCGTTACCGACGGAATGCGTAGGAGACCAGGAGACACTGAATGATATGCGCAAGGAACGCCGGCGGGAGATTACAAACTTATCTAAACAACGGGGGTGGAAGACAAGCGCCGAATACTATCTCTGGAACATTCGGTACAACGGGGGAGATGATAAACTCCACAACACGATTTATCGTGCTCTGGAGACATACAAACGAGAAAACGCTGGTTCTGATACAAAGAAAACACGTACAAAGCAGAAAACACTCAGACGGAAGAAGACTCGTAATGTTTGAGTGGGCAGTCATTTTCGTGCTGGTTACGCCGTGACTCGTGTTCCATCATCCGCATCCATCCCGGGGGACGGCAACCCTCTGTTGCGTCAGCCATTCCCGTAGTTGGGTCAATCACTGGTTTAGACGCGCATCCGCACGCGGTTCCACCAGGAAGTATATCGTCTTTGCGGAGCTGGCGAATCGTGTTCGCCAGGACCTCGCGGAGTTCTTCGATGTGTTTTGTCTGCCTGTCGTCTACTGAGCGTTTGCTTCCAGGGGATGTGTTAGAAGACTGTGGTTTGTTATTCCTTGATTCGAGCTTCTGGAGACGCTTCACCGTATTCGCCAAGACCTTGCGGAGGTCTTCGATGTGTTCTTCGTCATCCGATACCTCTTCTTCTAGGGTTTTTATGCGCCGTGCTGGGTTAGCAGGGCGTATTTTTTCAGGCGAAGGCTCCTGGAATCCCTCCCTCGGAGTAAAAGACCCCAGGATCACTCCTAGAACAATCGCACTCACTAGAACGACTACGAGTGTCGTAATACGACCTGTCATATGTCCTTTCATCTACAATGTGTAAATGGAAAAACAGTTCCCCTTGTGTGATGAAGTGGTTCAATCGCGGTAGTTCTGGTAGTCGTCATCTTCAGTAGCCTCGTCATCTTCATCATCAATCCTTGGTGCAACATACAGTTCTGTGAATCCACTCGTGGGGGAATCATCGTACTTGCACATAAACTGAATCGGTAGGTCCTTGGTGAATGAGATACGAACATTTGTAGACATCTGTCCCGCAGCAAGGAGTCGCTTAGGATACGTTGCCGCAACGGATGTTTCCGATGGACTACCAACGTGTGTATCAGTGTGTAGCACCACATCAGCATCCACAGTATCGGTCTGATAGCGGAGACGCATCATATCCGGTGACCGCACAAAGTTAACAACCGATGCATCCAGTGATTCTGCTTGTCCGAATGCCTTTTGGAGAGTCTTGAATGGGACATCCGTGCAAACATCATACTCCATTTCCGGGATATCCATAGCATCCTCCTCGAGGTCCATCATCTTGACTACAAAGCGTGACGTGCCATCGCCAGTTACAACACGAAGGTCCATAGAGTCCTTGCTGGGGTCCACACCCATATGGATACTCTTGGCACCACTGAATGTTCCTAGGATGGTTGAGATCACCTTGTATGGAACCCCAACGATGGCATCTTCTCCCGAATATACATACTCACCCCCTCCTTCCCGAAGCATCTGTGCTGGCAGTGATGTGCGGAGAAGGCAAACGTGACTCTGGTCCATTCCTGTCATTGAGATACCATCCTCATCAAATGTCATGTTGCCCTCGCCGATCATATCGGTGTATAGCCTGGTGACGGACTGGAAGGTCTTGTACAGAGACTCTGGAATTACCACATTGATTGACATGACTGGGGTGATTGATATGACTGGGGTTGTGTCAGGTGCTGTGTGATAGAGGATTCACACCGTTCGTTACCGCCGTCAATTACGACCCCCTGCCGCCGCGGCCCGGAGTTTTTGATGGGTCTTCTTCCCCTGGTTATCCATTTCGTCTACCAGCTTGGCTGCCCGTGAGACATCATCTCGTGTTTTTTGTATGGTATTGGTCATAGTTTCCATGTGATTTATCGCACGGTTGACAAGGTGTGTCGCAGAGTAGTATGGGTATACCTGTATTGTTGTGGTGGTTGTGGCGAACCCCTCCTTTTTTTTTGCCTGCAGTTCTTTCTGCTTTTCATCTGAATCTTTTTTTAGGGTTTCTACCCGTGGTAGAAGTGACGCCTTCTTGTTTCCTGTAGTGCTCCACGCTAGTATATCCAGTTGTTTACCAGTACGACGAATCACATCTCCCAGGCTGTCCACATACTCCTTTGCATTTTGATAGAATGTCGCCTCGCCGTTGCTCTTGGGTTCCCACGCGAACGAGATTGCCTCATCGGGACCTAGTAGAGAGACCCGTGGAATCCCAAATGGGAGATTACCCTCATTATCTTTTAGCCCACCCAGTGGTAACCGTGACAGGGACGTAATGGGTGCGTAGTATGCTTGGATGGGGTCATCTATCATCCCAGCCCTCTCGCGGTCTGCTGGGGTCATCGTTAACCAGTGCGTATGCTTCTTTCTCGCGGCCTGTTCTAGCTTGCTTTCGACAGATAGATACTTGTTATATACGGCCTGTATATCATCTTGGAGATTCTGGTATTTGGTATGTGCGGTCATTAGTCTTGCTTTCCAGGATAGAACCTCTTGTTTATCCCACGGTTCACCTCGCTCATACTTTACAATAGTCTTCGTCTTCGTTCCCGTTTTTTCATTCTGAAAGCCCTCTGTGCGCGACCCTCTGTACAACGGGTATGCGATCACACTCATCGCGATAATGATACCACAGCCAACCAGGACACTCGTATATGCTGGGTTGTTCATCTGCTACTCACGCGGTTTTTGAGATACAACGTTAGATGTCAGAGGAAATATACACACCGCGCGATATTACAAACCCGCTTCGTACAGGGGCCGCGAATCCTTGCTGTGATTCGGGATGTGGTTCCAAAACGTGCGCATCAGGGATTCCTACGAAATGTTATAGTTCGTTTGTGTCATCACAGTCTTTTTTTCTCCAGATGAAAAAACAGAATCGGGCAGCAAGAGCGTGTTCCAACTATGCACCCGGGTGTGATCGTGGTGGGTGTGCCAGCAAGGGTTCACGTACGTGTTCTGTAAAAAATGGAAAACAGCGAATCACGACGTACACCAAGACGGGTATGAATGCGTCGCCACACCAGGGGGGTGGTTCCGCGAAGGAGATTCTGAAGCAAACAAAGCATCGTAGCGCAAAAACGGTTCGGGGCAAACAGGTGTCACAGGCAACACTCATCCGCGCCGCTCGCCCGGTACAGCGTCTTCCGATTTCTACACTAGGAAGGCCGCACACGTATGGTACTGGTGTAATGCTTGCCAGAACCCCTCATCGGCCCGCTGGGTGGAACAAGCCTCAGTCGAAGGAATGCTGTACGGACACCGAAGCCCGACCACAGCCCCCGAGCAGCACACCGAACCTCGTGCGTGGTGTCCCTCAGAACGTCATCGGACCAGGGAATCCGTGTAACGGACCGTGCACGTGTGGATTCTGTGGGACGTGTGGTGAAAATAATCAGATGGACTAGATAGACATGCCTAACTCACAGCCACTCCGTACGTTTGAATACTTGAATCGCGTAGCTGGTGCGAAGTCACTCGTAGCCGGAAAATGCACAACTACAGGGTGCCGCAAGAGTGCGCTTCTTACGTCAACTCGGTTGCCACAGACACAACGCCTCCTGAACGAAAATATTGGAAAACTCGCGTGCTGTGATTGTGGGGGTGCTTGTAAGGCATCTATGACAAAACTTCTTGGGCGCACGGCCGGGTGTGGTTGCTGCCGTCATAACTAGTTTTCCGATGTGATTATGTAGTTTGTTATACAAACCCCATAACTCAAGCGTGTAAATCCTTGATGCGAAGGACCTGGTCGTGTATCATCGCGGTTGTTCTCCGCAGGCCCCATAGAAGAAGCGTACAGTCTGGGGTGGAGTCGTGTAGATTCAGGCGGAGTTCCGTGCGCGGCATATGCTCCAAAAACGTGCCGCCGCTAGGAACCCTGGGGTCTGTGTCCCAGAATCTTCCGTATACAAATCGTGTCCGTGTGGGAGGTGTGCGTCCCGACTGAAGCCACGAGTCTTGGCGCCACCATAATGCCTCGCGCCGTTCTAGGACCATATTCCCAACAACCAGCTCCGCGTCCTTTAATAACTCCGCCGGAGGACAGTCTACGTTCCTATCTCCCACGACTAACTGGTCGGGCTCGGTATACAGTGTATCCAGTGTTGTTTCATCCAGGTCGCGCTGGTTTACGCTGTCAGTCCGGAATCCATCAAACCGTGTATTCCGACCAGCCCGCTGATGAAACAGAGGACGAAGTGCGAACACAAAACCAACCATCTCGTTCTGGAACGGAAGGATCACGGAATGGTGCTGGCGGCCCTGGAGTGGTATCTCCATAAATGTTCGGGTTACCACCGGAAGAGACCATCCTGGGTTTGGAATGCGCGATGATAATAGTGACCCAGCAAACCCACGAATCCCGTACCTGTCCCGCGAGGGGAGATCGCTTATTTCATAGACCATAGATGCCCGGATAATCCCACCGGCATTCCCCGTTCGACCGACCCACGTATCTTCCTTGGGAGCACCCGCGGATGGCAGGGTCGTATCAGGCTGCGTAAATGCACCGTCATTGCACCCTACCTGGGCACACGCGGTATCCTCTGCCAGGATACACGGATATCGGGTGCGTACGTGACATTCGTGCCGGTCTTCTTTGAGTAAAAACAAGGGAATACCTCGGGATACCGCGGCTTGGTCGCGATAAAAAAAAGGAAGGTCGATCATCACATCCAGTGTCTCGTCATCGTTTACACTCAAGACCGTCCCTGGGACATTATACCCCAAGATATCGCGACAGATATGCCGGTTACCGCCTCGGTCCGAGTCGTGCTGAATGGATATCCACTCGCCCTCCACCCGGTCAACCACATCGCCGTCGCAGCGCAGTGTTGCGTCGCGAATCAGATTGGGTCCAGCAGGAAGAGGTATATCTACACCACGGAGAGTCAGCACCAAATACGAAGCGTGTAGTAAATCCCCCTCACTCGGCAACACAAACCGGAGCGTTCCGTCGCGGGCCGTATCTGTCGCAGGGTATTCTTCCCAGCGAACGGTCCAAGGTACGTGGTCTTTTACCTCGCGCACATCCTTTGCTAGCCGCCTTGGGGTCAACCTAGATGTATTCTGTGTAAGGTATGCTACCTGGGGTCCTTCCCCTGCTTGTCGTATGATACGGGGGTCCATCTACTTGGTATTGCTTGGTATATAATATGCACCACGTATTAATAGATGTCTTCATCAATCATATTTAATGTTGAACACACTCCTGTACAGATAACGTCCCAGATATTTAATAATATCTACCAAACGAATCAGACCATACAACCCGGAGATTTGTCTATGAATACTCTGATTGTAGACTATATTCGGGATATACTCCATAGTTCATATATGGCATCCGCAAGTAAGCTCGTGGTTGATACGCCCAATGTGAACGTCGTAAATGTAAATACGGGCGTTGTTTCATATGGATCTATATTAGAATCTATACGTGCCAGCATCACGCCATCTTCGGTTCAGTCTATTGGGTCCTTTCTTTCTACAAACCACCAGCGAGACCCAAATGCACCATTTCTCGTTGGTGATACGTTTACATTCCATATGCAAATTAGACCAGGAAGTTTTACAGTATATAATGATGCACCACGTGAAACACGGGATGGAATACAGTTTTTTGATACGACAATGGGCGGTATCCCCGTTCAGATTGCAAACGGCGAGACTGTTGAAATATCTCAGTGGATATTCACGGATGATACCCTGAATGGACCATATTACGATGGAGATGCTACAACAGGGTTTATGATGAATATGGCAATCGAAGTTGTCGGACCTATAGTTTCGTATGATTACACGTTTGCTCCATCGTGGGTACTGCAGCCAGTGGAACTCAATAATATATATTCACAGTCTTCCACGTCCGTTGTTGTAGATAAAGATTCTAATATGTATATTACGTTTTATAGTCGTTCGTCATCGTCATCCAACTCATCTGATCTTGTAGTTGCCAAGTTTGATATGTATGGAAACCTAATATGGAATACAATGGGGGATTTTAATTTCCAAAATATCGCAAACTCGGCTTACCGAGAAGAAAATCCCAATATTATGATATCGGAATCTACAAATCAACTCATTATCGCGTACATGACAATGAATCCGATTCACGGAGGTAGTGATTCTAAAATAATCGCCGTTGATAAAAATACAATGTCTATAAACTGGTCATATCAGGGACCCGAGATTAACTCATCAAACGATGATAATGTACCGGAGTTATCACTTAGTGTACATGATAATACGTTTGTAGTCGTACATAATATACGTGGAAACACGAGTGAATCCGGTGGTGCATATCAGGGTACGAACCACTTTTATGATGATATCTTGTTTTCAAAGTTTGATTTAGCAGGTAATCACTTATGGACAACTCACGATATAAGCGTAAATACTTCATTTCAAGAGGTCCACCCGTCTATTGCGATAGATACAAGCGGTTATATTTATATAGTATATATGTCATCTGGAAATGTAAATAATCTAGGGAACGAGGGCTCGTTTGACATATTTTTCGCAAAAGCATCACCCGCGGGTGATATTGTATCCATTCAAAAACTAACAGGTGTAAATACTAGCGCGCCGGATGTTGTACCAACGATACGGTATTCTAGCTACGACAATACATTGTATATGAGCCATTATAGACAGGGTCCTTTTGAAATTATAATTACAAAAATAACGTTGAATGGTGATGTTATTTGGACAACAACTGACACAGTGAATGTTGACGTAATCAATGAATACATTAAAATAGATGTAGATCAGGAAAATGGTATGTGCGTGTTCTCATATAGCGCATCCCCAACGCGACCGGGTAACTATGATATCGTGATTGGCGCGGTAGACCCCGATGGGAATATTTGTTATCTAGAGAAACCGCCCATTCTTCAAAGTAGTTCCCCCGAGTATAACGCATCTGTTGTGGTTACCCAAGGTGGAAATCTTCGGATTGCGTATGAAACTGAGGGAAGTGTAAATGGAATGCCATACCAAGGTGGGCGCGATATTGTTGTGGCCTCGTTGGATAAGATATACCCTAATCTGAACTAATCTGAAAACAACGGGCCTATCTTTCCCCTCTGAATGCGGAAGGGTTCGTCGCTCACGGCCACCACAACGAGCCTTCCGGGTGTGGTCTGAAGCCGGAGCTCGTCAAACCGTGATGCGTTTATGAATCCAGGACGTAAATCTATGCTATATAGGGGGGCGTCTGCCGACCCAGTCCCCGCGGTAAGCCGCGTCCAGTCTTCAAAAAATCCGTCGGGGGGAATCCTCTGGTACCAGTGCGTGGAACCAGCGTAGACCTGGGAAAGACGTATGCGGGAATATGTGCGCTCTCCGCCCGAGAAGGATGCGTTTTGAGGCGATGCGTACAAGATGCGACGAATCCCGTGATTTGCCGGTATGCTCCGTAGAAGGCCTTCGGCATCATCAAACCGAAGCAGTCGTACCTGCCGCAGTATCATTGTTCTTGGGCGCGAGATTAGCTGGTTGCGGAGTTCCGCCGGGATGGTGTACCCGACGAGGTCTGCGACGGTCTCCGTGATGGTAAGACCCCCCTCCACCGAGGGCGGTAGCATTTCACCTGGTTTGGGAAGCGACTGTGAACACCCCGGTGGGGGTGACCCTGATATCTGAGGTGGCTCATATGGGTCAGTTGATATACCCACAATAAGCCGGTCCATGGGGGCCAGGGTGATTTCTAGACGGAGATGGCGGTGTCGGAGAGCCGCCGTGGGGAGGGGAGCATACCCCTGCTCCCCGAAGGACCACGGGATCCGAATTCGCATTCTTCCATCCGGTGACCCAGTTGACGGCAGCGTTGGGAATGCGATGGGGTCTAGGCCGCCTGGATGGATGTATCCATAGTTGTTTGCGTCTGTTCTTGCGCGGTCAGTGAGATTCTGGTCCTGCTGGTTCAATAAGAATAGGGCTTCCCCTGGGCAATCGTGGAGAATCGCGTCTTCGTGCCTGATAACAATCCGTCCTAGCGCATAATACCCGACACCGTTAATCCACCGGTATCCAATAGGGAGTTCGGGTAGGCGGAATCGGAGGGTTAGGTCACCAATCAGGTCTGCGGTGAGCGGGAGGTCTGCGACAATCGTCTCTCCGAACCGATGGGAGCCACGTAGCGCTACTGACCGGGTTGACCTTGAGAATGCCTCGTGTGTTGGTGAGCGTGTCAGATACCCCAGCACGTCATCGGGCCTGCCTTCCTTTAGAGACTCCGGTGTTCCATATGTTGAAGGGGATACACCGTGTTCCTGTGTACCAAGCGATGGGTTTGTGTGGCGCTGGTTACGGGTTGTCATATCTTCGTCATCGTGGAATGCGTCAATGGAATCCAGTAGCCCATCCTTGATGCGGAGACGTTGCCCTCGCTGTAGGACCACAGATATCTCAAAACGGTCACGGTCACCTGGTGCGCGGTCAATCGGGTCAAACCGGAGACGCAGGGAAATCTTTGCGCTGGAACGTGTCATCGCCCCTGGGGCCGAATATCCATCACGCGAGGCGCGATACACGGTGCTTATGGGGAAAAGATGAAGTCCGTCTTCGCCCTGTGTTGGGCTGGTTATAGATTGAGACCTGCTATCCGGTATCCTAGAACACCGACCCAGTCGGGAAACATATCTTACAACTTCAGGACGCAGGGGTCTGCTGGTTGGTTGCGACCCGATGTCTAGCCAGCATTCGCGGAGCGCGCGATATACGTCGGGGGCAGAGGGGTCTCTGTAATAATCACCCCGGTATCGCTGGAGAGTGGTGGTCGTTTCACCCAGGTCACCCATCACAAACGCAAGTGACCGAAGGTCACGGGTGTCTTCGAGGAGGAATGATTCCAGTGTTGCCGCGGATCCCTTTTCGTACACGCGGGTCTGGTTCGCAAACGTCGTAATCGGGAGAACCAGCGGGAGTGTTTCCATCTGAGATACCTGTGCTGGTGGGAGCGTAAGGCCCTGGAACCAGAATCGGGTTCCCCGGAGGTCAAGATTCTCTGGCATTGCCGCGGATGGCGCGTACGTTACGCGGATTAATAGACGCGTTTTTGAAAGTGACACGAGTGGAAACGGGGCACGATCCTTAAGAATACAAAACGGGATTGATAGCTGGGTCGTGTTCGTAGACCCAGCGGTATAGACATCCCCGTATGCGAGGTACTGGAGGATTCTATATTGGTCATCCGGCGTGGTTGTCTGGGTCCACGTGAGGATATCCAGGGGGGTGAGGGTCTCAATGAGTACCTTATCGGTCGTGAGGAGTTCAATCTTCCGAATCGCTCGCATGATCGCAGGGGCGGTTCTGGAATGTATATCTCCAGATGGGTCGTATCCCGGAGTGGTAGGTATTTCTAACCAGGCCGATTCAAGGTAGTGTATGTCGGTTTCACGTGAAGTGGGCACCGGGAACAGAATGGTTGCGTCGGGTTTCGCAGAGCCCTCGGCTTCGGTGTGTGATACCGCCCTGACAATGGGGTATTCGGGTGGGTGTGGGCGGACAATCCGCGGTTCTTCTGGTTGTAATGATGTGTGTTCGGAATGATGTTGCGATACGAGGACCTCGAGTATCGGGGTCGTCGCGTCATTGCCTGCCATCTAACTATCATCGGGCGGCAGTCTAAGGATGACGAACGGGAACATTCCCGATCCTACCCCTTGTCTGCGGCGTCCAATCCGAAGGAGGCTCTACTAGCGGGAGTACCAGGTTCTTTGTAGCAAGCCTTGTGGAGTTATTAAACCGAGCCGAGTTCATCCCGCGTGCCTCATCATACTTGCGCTCCATACCACACGGTGCACCTGGATTTGTAGAATGATACCCGGCCCTATTCAGCGAGCACGCATCCATCGGTGACACCCGCATCTGCGCGTGCGAACCGGGCTGAGACGACCGCGGCAGGATTACACGCTGTCCAAATGCACGGTCGCTGAGGGGCTGGTCTAGATTGCGGATGGACGACTCCTGGTCAATGGCACCCGCGTAATGAACAAACTCACCCTTATGGGGGAGAAACCCGCCCTGTTCCAGGGCCGGTCGGTCCCGGGATTTCGTCTGGATAAGAGTCGCAGGAGCCTGACGCGGTGTTGATTCGGCACCTCGCCAAGTCGGGCGATGGTCGAGAGGCGCGTGTGTGTTTGGGTGGTCGTTGGGGACATAGTATGCCGAATAATCCGTGGGGGTTTCCTTATAACAGAATGTCATTCGTGGGAGATTTCCAGTGATGGGACGGTCCCGACTGGGTGTATACTGCAAATGATTCATCGTCTATAACCAGGTGGAAGGATTTCATCCCGAAGATGTCTCGGTTGGAAGGCTGGGTTCCTGTGAAAATGTGGTGAACCCCTCGGTTGGTGCGGTTGGGATGGCGTTGCCTGGTGTCTTTATCCCGGGGATCATACTGCTAAGCCCGATTCCCATCCCGGTCTGGTCGATTGCCTGGCACACCCCGTAAAAGATGATCCGGAGTGTGTCCTTGTGGTACGATACAAGCGAGACTGCTACCATTGATATCCCCACGAGAGGAACCAGGAGTGTCCATACCGACACTGGTATGTCTTGGCTTAGCATCACGCTCTGAACCCAGTCTAATGGGATTAAACACACACCGATTCCAAGAATCAAAAGGGTTGCTTGTACGGAGTCCATCTATGTTGTCGTATGGTATTTAGATGAACAAACCAAACAGATGTCGTACGCGACCACATCCCTGGAATCCGTCGTGGATCAAATCCGGCCCATTTACGTCGCTTGCGGATGCGAAACGGGCGGAGACAAAATGGAGGAATGGGTCCTCTATCGGATTCACCGCGACAAGCAGCCTAAAATCAATGGGTCGTATCCCACGGACGCACGGTAAGTATGAACTAGGGGATAAGTACAGCACGCGAAGGTAGCATATGTCGCAATACAGGTCATCGGTGACCGATGTGTTTCAAAAAGCGGGTGTTGATATCACACCCTTATCGTGTATCTTAGCACCCGTTACACATTTTGCGGCGATAAAGAAAACCACGATAACATCGCGAGGAGGTAACTCGTACGATGCCGCTGTGCTTGTTGTTCCCCTCGATCGATTCGGGAAGATGGTTCAGGAAGTCCCGTTTGGAGAAGAATCGTTTTGTGACCCGCCGAGTACCCGAAACACCCTGGTTCGCGAGGACAACCCGCGCACCACGTGTGATAGATGCGAACTTACGTGGGAACAGCTTAGGTGTATGTATCGCAACACGGGTGGGAAGAAACGCCCCCGCAAAGAAGAGTTCGGAAGGGCATTTGCGGCTGTTGTGGGTACCAGAGACAATCACACGGTGGACCTTGCCAGGCGTCAATACTACGCGTATGCAGGTGGTCCGTTAGACGACGTAGAACTGGTTGGTCTCTATGATGCGGGGATGTACCCCGTGAACGAATCCACGATAGATGATATCGTGACATTCCTTCCAGATGATATCGCGAACGACCCAAAGTTGCTACGTCGCGCGTACAATCAGTGGGCGGCGGTTATGACGTCGCGCCAATAGTCTCACTTGCGGCTGCGGCGGCGGGTCTTGGAATGACCCTTGTGGCCTTTCTTGAAGAGAGGGGCGCGTACGCTCTTGGGGAGGTTCTTGGAAAAGTTCTTTTTCGCCGTCTGACTTGCCTTCTTTGAGACAATGTGTCCGTGCTTCATCATAAGGTCCTTCTTCTTCAGGCCACCGCTCGTGTGCTTGGCGTTGCCGTGCCATACCTCCGCGCGGCTACCGACAGCCTTCTTCGCGTGCGAGGACTCGCCGTGCGACTTCTTGTGCGTCTTTGAACGACGACGCTTGTGCCGGCCGCCAACTAGAGGTGTAGCATTATCTCTGGAAACAGAACCGGACATATCTTGACTATACTATCTATCAGAAATTAAACGCGCAGCGATTCCACCATCTCACGATAGACCCTATCGGTTACACTCGCGTCCGCCTTTTGTAGGATGTCTCCCGGGCTGACTACCAGCGGTCGGGATGTGTCCAGTGTCTCGCAGATTGCGATGCACGCGAGGAGAATGCAGTCGTCGCGGAATGTCTTCCGCGTGCCCTTTATTTCCCGACAGGACATCTGGTATAAGATATTTACAAGCCCAGGACATATCACATCATCGGACTGGATGTAGACCCACACCTTCCACCCAACCCAGCCCCGGATGGGAATAGGGCATTCTTCCGGGGCGTCCCCCATAGGGGTCGGCTGCCCCGTTTTCTCCCACATACGAAGCCATGATAACCAGTAGGTCGTGGAGTCCAGGTCCTTGCGCTGTATCGCACCAAACAACTCGTTGTAGACTCCTTTTAGACTAGTTGGGTCCTTTTCTTTATCCCATACTTTTTCAGTATGATTCTCGCTAAAACACTGGAGACGGCGCATGCATTCTTCACCACCAAGGTCCCTTTCTTTTAGTTTTTTTAGCTTGGGAAGCAATCGCTTCTGGGATGCCATCTGGATCATCGCGACTTCTAGCAGCACGTATCGCACCGTTGAATCATTCCGGGTTTCTAAAAATGAGTGCTTTCCCTGGATTGACTGTCGTATCACATTTCTCCGTTCTTGGATGTACGTGAGCATACGAGGATTACCAATGCCGATGTCTTTTACCGCGATATCTTCAAATACATTGAACATCTCGGATATCCAGCCACTCGCGTGGGCCTCGGCCACCCACCTAGCGGTCGTAGCAGGGTCACCCTTTAAAATTTCGCGACGGATTGCCACGAGGATATCACGCTTTGGAAACCCGCAGAAAGACACCTTTTTGAAAGAGTTGTCGTCTCTGTCGTCAGCGAGTAGATACATTTCTCTAACATCACATCAGATACAGAGATGCGCGCAGAAACAGCGGGTATCGCGATTTTATTGTTACTGGTCATCGCGATAATGGTGTATGTTATCGGTGACAGGGTTGTCCGGTATATCGAGGTACGTCGCGTGAATGCTTCCGAAGGATTTGAAAACCAGGAGCGATTCAACAAGACCGTCAAGGTGGTGGACACGCCCAAGGATTTCTATGATGATTTCTACGTGAACAGGATTCATCAATCCTATTATCCGGATAGTAAGAACATATGCAGGTGCTCAGATTTGTACAAGTCAGCATTCCTTCGTATATATCCCCGGGATAAGACGCGCACACTTTTGATCGGAGCAAACACCGGTCGTTTCTTGGATGCCCTGTGTGGGATTTCGCCGGATGTGACCGGTATAACCAGGTACCCCAAGCTACGTGACGTAGCGGACACAATGGCCCCAAAGGCAAGGGTCCGCCTCGGTGACGCCGCGCACGACCACGAGTTATTCCATAAGGACACGTTCACGCACGTGATATTTGAGGATAGGGCTCTGTACGAATATCACAGCCACGACGAGAGACGGGCTGCTATCAAGAATGCTATACGATGGCTCCAGCCCGGGGGTCGGCTGGTACTACGCGTGGTGGACCGCGACAGGTTTGACCCGATGATCCCGACTTCGGTACCGCTCCGCGGACTGAATATTCAGAACTATCTAAAGGACAGGAAGCGCGATAGTCGTGTACATTTTAAGGATGGGTCAAGGATTGAAACGAACTTCACCGCGATACCGAGCGAGGACAAGGCGGTATTCCGTGAAGACCTGTATGACAACGGGGGGGCATTTGTTCGCACACAGGTTCATCGCTGGTCAATGCCAAACAAGGACGCCATACTAGAAGAAGTCATCGCGATGGGCGTAGAGTACGACCAGAGCCTCTCTCTCGCACCCTGCACAACACCACACGAGGCGTACGAGATTTTCATCAAGCCCGAATACAAGAGAGGGAATCTTTAGTCAATCCCGTTTCCACTTGATTCTATTTTAGACCATACACCTCCTTCATATTTTCCTTGCTTAGTATCGTCCATAGATTATCATATGCCACCGCGATGGTATACGCTAGGACTGCCGCAGCGTTTGACAGCGTGGCTACTGGGTCCGCTGAGTTGACGATTTCAGGATGCAATGTTACGTATACCTTCTGTGTTTTTACTCCAGGTGAAGACACCGAAGAAGTATCTTTAATGTTCATATCAACGGGGATGTTGATAGTACCAGGTGGGGGCGGCGTGGGTGGAATCGTCACGGTGAACAACGACTCAAATGTCTTTGCCGCGACGGCGGCGACTGCTCTGTTCTCACGCTGGACCTGCGAATACAGGCGCTTTGCACCCGCGTTTGGCCGCGAAGGGGTTTTTACCGGGGTTCCTCGTGTAACGCCTTCACCCTTATCGCTCGTGTGTACGACTACACCATTCGGTTCGGGCTGGAACGTGACCTGTCCAAACTGTTTGGTAAACACGCTGCACGCGGTTTCGGTTGCCTTGTGTAGCGCATCACCCTGTTTCATAAAGAGTTGTCGCATCGTAGCACCCTCCACAATTTCATCTTCTTTGGAACCGTATGCGATTGCGCTTCGCAGCCGCATCCGTGCCCAGCGTATCATTGTGCTCATTACCGAAGAGACGTGCTTCTCACTCTCTAATAGCGATGCCATATCGGACACGATTACCATGAGAATATCAGGGTATCCCCCGCTTTTGGATAAATGACGCAAGAGTGTCTGGTTTCTACCATCGCCGCATATCGTGAGAGTATTTACGTGGTGTAAGACGAGTTTGAAAAGGCTAAGGCTGTCTTGTGGTTTCCCGGACTGGATTCCTCTTTCCAAGGTGGAACGCCTCGGTGTGATATATTCCCCGAGTTTGCGGATCACCACGCGATTATCCGAAAACACCATGAACGCGTTGTATCCCCTCCGCCTCTGTATCTCATCCTCTAAGATTGTAACCGCGGTTGTCGCGTTTGACGTGATCTCGTCTATCATCTTCCGCCTGAGTGAATCACCGGTGGCTGGTTTTGGACCAGTGGTTCCTTGTGTGGGTCCCTTGTTATACAGAGTTGACAGTGTGTGTAACAGAGCGCGGTTTTGTTGCTCTTCTTGGGGACTGGGTGTTTCAGACCCGAGGACGACTGCACACACATTCAAAACGTGTATCAGCAATCGGTATGCGCTGGCGATTTTTCTGGATTCTTCATCCGTCAACGGGGCCGTAGGTATTGTCTGAAGGGTCTTTTCAGAGATGGTCCCAATTAAATGACTTGGCCCCTTTCTGCCGAGAAGAGTGGGCCGAGTCGCGTATGCGACATCCTTTGGAGTACGGATGGGTCGTAGTGATTTAGATTTATGTAGAACATCGCCCGTATACCTATGTAACACCGACATCTTGGTCGATTCACCGCCCTTGGAAACGATCTGCCGGATAATCTCGCGGTATCTGATGTGCGCATCTGGTTCTTGTGCTTGTATACTGGCTGCTGCTCCCATCTACAATAGGAAGATAGGTGATTTCGTTGAATTGATCGTCTATGACTACGAGTTGGGTGTAGATTACAACCCAACAGTATGGAATCAGATGATGATACAAATCCACGAACTACTATGACCGATTCTGAGAATGTCATACGCGCATGTCTCCTAGCGATTACGCCGTGGGCTTCTTCAGGTGAATGTGTCCCCGATGGTTCACATGCGGCTTCCGACGAAGAAATCGGGTGTGCGGCGTGTAGCGCCACGGCTGAAATGACGATTGTTGATGGTCGCAGGGTATGTCCTGAATGTGGCGTAGATGATGGGATCATTCTAGAATGTAACACCATGGGACGTACAACAGACCGGCACAACTCCAACATCGAGAGAGTTGGTGCACCGATTGACCCACACCTTCCTCAATCATCTATGGGAACAACCATCCGCTGGTCCAGGAGTTCTGATATGATGCGCCTTCGGAGGTTCCAACAGTGGGGAGTGATGCCGTCGCGCGAGAGGGGACTTTACCAGGTTTACAAGATGATCGCTACGCACTGCTCAAAGGAGCCGCGGTCAATCCCCAAGAAGATTCAACACACCGCGAAAACAATATATCAGATTATCGCGCAACACTATCGGACACGTGGTGCGAAGCGCATCGGTATGATTGCAGCGTGTGTGTATTACGCGTGTAAGATGGAAGGCAGTCCCCGCGACCCATCTGCGATCGCGGAACGCTTCTGTATCCGCAACAAGGATATCAGCTGTGGTATACGGACATATCAGACGGTTACCTCCGGTATCGACCACCCTATATTTAAGAAAAATGAGTCATCTACCGCCCCGGAAGACTTTATCGGAAGATACTGTACCGTGTTGGATATCTCTGACCCGCAGGTTATGCGGCTCGGTGAAGCGATGTGCCAGAAGATTACCAAGATTCGCGTATGTGAGGGGTATACGCCTACCACGGTTGCACTATCCGTGCTATCCTATATCCTAGACGCAACATCCAGCGCGCTCACGCATCGGGTGTTTTGTCGCATCGTGGATGTATCTCCGGGAACCATTAGTCGGTGTAAGCATACAATACAGGGGAACGAGGATAAGATCCTTCCCGAGAAGATACTTACCGCATTTCGTACATCTAGAACGCGCGTATGAAGACATCGTATATGAATAGGATGGTTGATATTATTTTTGTTTCGTTCTGCGTAAAGACAATTCAGGTATTAAGCACGGAATCTTCAGCCGCATGCAGCCAAATAACCAGTTGTTTACTCGCGTATTTGACAACACTCGGTGATAAAAAAATAGATACAACCCGGCCTCTCCGAGAGATTCTTCGCGGGTCAGTCCGGCGCGAAACGGGTGGGCGCATGCCATCGGGTATGTGGGATATGATATTGAACAAATCCCTCTCGTTGTTTACAAAGAGTGCGGTTGGTATGGTTGAGTCAAAGCCCATTGGGGAGCAACCCAGTAGTTTTACTACGGTGCTGCAGAATATTGTATCATACACAGTGTTTATAAAAGATGTTATGCAGCCAATGTTTCGTTCGGAAACACCATCTGGACCAGCGGGTGACGCAAAGTCAGAGTTATACCTTTCGGTTACCCCGCTCCTCCTGAGCATACTATTGTCATCGTTGGCACCTCCGCGGGGTGAGGTTATGGACCCTATGGTTCAGGTACGCAAGGTTATAGAAATCGCAGAACTCGGAAGGACTCAGCGTGTTGATATACAGATCAAGCGCCTCAAAGAAGATCACAAAGAGTTACAACTGAATATTCCTACGACCTCAAAAGTTCCCCCACCAGACATTCTTGGTGAGATGATACTGTCTGCCGAAAGAGACGCACGGACATCAAGCACTCCCGACGTAAACGTAAAGGTCCGACTCCTGAAGACGATGATGACTCTTATTGGGAAATAGTTGCGATGTACCCAGAAGACGCGGATACAACCGCAATCACGACCAAGACAATCCCCTCTTGGATTGTCACGCGGTATCTCTTTGTGTACCACGCATACAGTGCGACGAGTGGTATCGCCAGCGACCCAACGATTCGGGGGAGGGCTGGATTGGGTGCTAGTGAGATTGATAACACCTGTGTAATCACCCGGATGTAAAACACAACCACCATTGCTGCGAGCACAGTCCACCACCGTGTTTGGTCTACGGTGCCCTTGTCACGATACGCAGGGAATACAGAACCAGTCTTTACGTAGTTCATCACCAGGGGGAGGACCGACCCCGCCATCGCGAACCAAGACGTATCACCGAGTACCGTATCAAACGAACCAGAGTATTTTAAGATGATGTCCGATACGGAAAGAAGCGCCGCTGCGATACCCGCATACATATACCACGGCTCCGGCTCCGTTCGGGGGTTGTATTCTCTTGCAACCAGTATCAGTATCACGCTCATTGCTGCCTGTATCACGTACGACGACCCCAATACGAACGATGTTGTAGAGCCCAGAACAACGAATGCGAGGGTGGCTGTTAGGAACGCCCGTGTAGATGGTATCGCGACGGCGAGGGCTGGCTCTGGTGACCGCTCCGTTGCCTTTTGGACGCTCAGCACACCGGCACCGAACAAGAATCCCGACAGGAGGACCCACGGGTCCGGCGACTGGATGTGTCCGGTGGATAATATGGTTATCATTGCTGCGATTACCGCAGACCCAGCGAAGTATGCTCCGATGATACCGGAGCCTACCACGTGTTGATTCAACCACGGCGTGACCATCGGACCAACCACGACGGTTAGTGTATTTATAAGCGATGCGACCAGCCAGCCCGACATTGCAAATCTACTTAAGCACTGGATTACTTACACAATCAGTTAAGACAACCACAAACAGGTAACCTGCGAGATGGCATTCAACAGCCTTGATATGATGATGAGTCAGATGAGCACGATGGTGATGATGGGGAATACATCTAAGATAACCAGTGTTATCTGGGCATTTATGGTGATGTTCTTCGTAAAGCAGGCTGCGACTTGGGTTCCCCACGTCGCAAACTGGGCAAAGGGCCTCTTTGAAACACACGTGGCCAAGAAATATTCACACATTATTCCTATGCATCCTACCGATACGCGAACAGCATCTATTATCTACAATCGTTCCTACAAGACCGAGTCATCACAGTCTGACGTCGAGAGGGAGGAGCACCGCATCACAGATGCGATCCTAAACTATGCCGCGAAACGGGACTCGGCGAAGTTCCTCCGTTCAAGCGGGAGATATTATATGGCCCATACCGACGAGGTAAAACTAGAAGATGGTGTGTTTTTCAAGCAGATGGATGCGAGTCTTGGAAAAGAAGAAACACTGGAAAAGATTACGATTGAGGTATATTCATACACCCTCACCCTTACGTATCTCCGCCGTAGGATTCAGAAACTATATGATGATTACATGTCTGATATGCGGAATGAACTGGGTGAGCGGCTTTACTACTTTGAAGATTTACCCATCACACTCCCGAAGGACACCAATGGAAATATCCGATACGAAGTGGCACCAAAGGTTCTTACGTACCGGTTCACTCCATTTTATACGTCTAAAAACCTCGCCAATGTATATGGTGATGCGATGAGGGTTGTGCGGAAGCGTGTGCGGTTCTTTATGGAAAACCGTGAATGGTATGACAGAAACGGTATTCCGTACACGCTTGGGTTTCTTCTGTATGGTCAGCCGGGGTGCGGCAAGACGTCTCTAATCAAGGCGATCGCGAACGAATGTGACCGACACGTGTTTTCGGTGAAGATGGGTGTAAACACAACGCGTGACCAGATGACAAATCTATTCTTTTCGGAGGATGTTCACGTAAACCAGCGCGGTGAGAATCGGACCTTGAGTATTCCGATGAAGAAGCGCCTTCTCGTATTTGAGGACATTGATACGATGGGGGATGTTGTCGGGAAACGCGAGGGAATCGACGATGAGGGGAATATTATTGAGCCTGCTTCTAAAACAAGCAACCCGAGAGATGCGGGGATTGGTATGAGCAGCGACGGATTCTCAACGATGATGCCGACGATGGGAGGGGGTGGTGGTATGCCTGGGAATATGTACACGGCACTTCCGATTACAGGGGGAGACCCAATGGCGAACGCTCACCCATCAGAAGGGGGTTCTTCTATGGAAAAGCTTGACTTGGGCACGATGCTGAACCTGATGGATGGTGTTCTTGAAACACCCGGGCGTATCCTGATTATGACGACGAACAAATCATCTGCGCTTGACCCGGCACTCATCCGCCCAGGAAGGATTGATATGATTGTACATTTCAAGAAATGTTCCCGCAGTGAAATCAATGAGATTTACGAGGGTATCACCGGGGATGCGATTGAGACGTCTCTATTGTCTAAACTCCCGGATAATCGGTTTTCTCCTGCCAAGATCACGCAGAAGATATTCGAGTACCACGATGACCCTGTCAAGGGAATCAGGGAACTCATTTCGGAAATCTAGTCAAATCCCTGCTCGATACCGAGTTGTTTATCCAGGAGAAGGGTTTTTAAATCTTCCCAGTATTCATCCATCAACACCTTATCATAATCTTCCATCTTATCCTGGAACGATTTCCAAACGGGTCGGATCTGTCTCATCTTGTGTATGAATCTCTGAGACCGTTGAAACTCTTTGATTTCACCGGGTACGTCATCGTCATCTTCATCTACTTCCTCCGATAGAGCATCCGACATAATCTCGTATATATTCACAAGGGCCTTGTAGAATGTCTGTTTGCTATTTTTATAATGCCACCTTCCATTACTGAATACCTGAATGCGCTTGTTTAAATCTTTAGATGTTGACATTTTTAGATTTTTATTTTCTGGAAACGCATCGTTAAAATGCTTTTTTTCCATCATCGTTGGTATCGCGCGATAAATATTGTCCATCATCTGATGCAGCAGATTCTTAGTAAGCCATTTGGGGTTTTCGTTACCGAACTCTCGTAGTTCTATGTTCGTTTGTACATATACATTGTTTTGGGTTTGTATGTTATGATTGTTTGTGATCGTTTTATCTGCTGTAGTACGTGGATTATCAAGCTCCCCCGAGTCTTGTTTCAACAAGGAACCCTGTTTGGATGCGCACGTATTCATATGTTTTGATTTTGTTTTTAAGGATGTTAATATTTTACCGCACTTTTCACACGTATGGTTTATGAGCATATCTTTTGTGACTTCTGATTCGTGCACCAGGGTTCCGTGTGGGAATGGGCTATGGATACACTGATTGTGTGATGTTAACCAGCGCAGCACTTTTTTGTTAGTATTTTTATCCCAGTGATTTGCTGGTATAATGACTCTGTAAACATTATTAGATATTACATACCGTTTTTGGTACGTATCCGTGTTGTGGTCCCTCATAAACCGAGTGTGTGATGGGATGAACATGTCTATTCATAGCATATACTAGTTTAAGAGCCACTTGTAGGCGCTGAGAGCCACTTATAGGCGGTCTGGAGAACCACTTGTAGGCGCTGAGAGCCACTTGTAGGCGCTGAGAGCCACTTGTAGGCGTTTTTGAGCATTTTTACTGAATCAGCCAAATTTTGATCCACCAG